ACTGTAACATTGCTCTTGTGTGAAAGATTGTTGCAATACAACCTGATTGCCAACGTATACCCACTCAATGCCGGTGTGGCCCCACATGGAAATGACCAGCACAAACTCCTTCATTTCTCGGAGTTCAACCAAACTGCCAGCGACCCAGTGGCGGCACCAGTGACAACAGAAATCAATGCTGCTCGTTCAGCAGTTGTTTCCTCAACAGAAAGCCCGGTAAACCACAATATGCAATAAATATAAACACAGGTGAAAACCAAAATCATAAATCGCGGGAGTATCTTTAGCTCCAGCATTTTTCTTGCAATATCTTCCGCACTCATCAGTCAAACATCCCTTTAAGCCAAGCTACCCAAGCAACAAGTCCTGCGACCATTGAAGCAACCAATAGACCCGCTGCACCTAAACCAATCGTTTCTGCGAGCTCTGCTCTTCTGCGTCTGGCTAACTCTTCTCGCACCCTGCGTTCTTTTCTAGCGTCTGCCTGAAACTTCTGCCAATCATGCCAGAGCCCTGGTCGGCCGGTGTAAATCATTATTTGTTTCAACTGCTGTTCTTTTTGCCGGATGCTTTCCAGCGCCATAAACTCTTCTAAATCAGATGAACGAACCCCAGATTTTTTCTTTTTGTTGCCTTTCCGTTGCAGCTCTTCCTTTGCTATTACAAAGTCTGATATAGCCTTTCCTGCTTTAGCTATATCTCCAGTGTTCTGAACAGCCCTCTTAATAATTTGAAAGGCCGCGTTTGCAGCCGCCAGCTCGGCTAACATTGGTCAGCTTTTCTTCTTTGGCCTACCGGGCTTTTTTGCTGGAGCTTTTTCTTTCACAATCTTAGGCTCTTTCTTTTTGCCCTTGAGCTTTGGATTGAGGTCATAAAGGTGTGGCATGAACAGCCTCCCGAGTTTGTTTAAAATCCATGAGATAGGATTGGTCATTGTACACCTCATGAATAAGGACTAGCGCCAAGCAAGCTGGCATCCCAAGCCGCCTTGAGTTTGTCTATGGTGTCAGCACTGCTTATGGCTGATGCTGCTGGCGCATCTCGCAAGCTCTTTTTCTTAGCAACAGATGCAGCTTTCGCTGTGGCGTCATCAGCTTCCATAGCCTTCATGTAAACTACATCTTCTGCTTCAAGAAGCGGTTGACGCACTTCACGGATTTTATCTTTGAATAACTCTTTTGCCTTAGTCATGTCCTCTGAGATAACCTTGTTGCCAGACAGCGACCATGCGTCTCTGAAGTCACGATTGCTGGGGATAGACGTAGCCTCTGCTTTGTCTATTTGGTTTCCGTCTTTATCTACTATGTAGGTTGTTACAGCCATGTCTTTCTCCTATGCGGCCTTTGATATGCGCCAAGCATTACGCCAGACACGAGTTTCTGGTAATTGGTCTTTTCGACAGATAACCATTTTAGAACTGTTTGATTTATCCCAATTCTGCCAAACGTGCTGTGGCACGTCCTTCATAATTATGTAATTCACCCAGCCACCATATGGGCCGGTGGTTTCTGTCATAGGGCCAACAGGCTCTGTCTGATGCAACAGATAGCCTCTTGTATGCTTCTTGAAGTCTGGCTGTGCTTCGTCTTTCGCCAACTCCCAATAGCTTTCCACGGGGGGCAATATAAATCCGTTTTCGGCGGCGGCTACCCAATTTAAATCTGGGACAAGAATCTTGGCGCACTCATCAATGCTGTCCTCATAGACCACGCGAATGTCTGTCTGAACCGGCTCAAGGTTTTCTTTTGCCCAGCACAGTCTATCCCATAAGTGTGTGCCTTGAAATTCTGGTGTCTGCATTATGCTAGGTCTCCATTAATAGACACAAAATTATTTTGGTCAGAGTAAGCAGAGCCTGTATACATTCTGCCTCTAACAGAAGTTGTAGTTCTGGGATTTAACCAATGTTGATTTAAATTATTATCAAGAGTTATATGCCCCGGATAATTTGCGTTGTTCATAGCATTTGTAAAAGTATAAGTGTATTGACCTGTGGCATCATCTGTTCCACTACTAACATTAAAAGAATCTTCAAACGTGTTAGAAGAATAAAGCCAAGACAACCAAACCTTAGTACTACCACTCACAACAAACTGCGTATCAACCGACCCTGCGGTGCTGTGTTCTAGTTGGTCTGCTACAATTTTTCCAGCCATTATGCTAAGTCTCCAAATACTGTAATATAATTTCTTCCTGCATCAAGATGAACATTATTAGAATGAATTGTAGCAAGTTGAAAAGTAGAAGCTGTAGGGCCATCACTTTGAGTGGTGTGGAAAGCATTTGAAGATACCTGTATACTAAGGTCTGTACTATTATTTAATACATTAGTTATGGTTATACTATGCGCACCTGTACCATTATCTGAAAGACTAGATACGTTAAAACTACCATTATTAACAGGCCCAGAAGCGTTGAAATAAATCCAAGCCTTACATAACCCCTGTTGAAGATTAGTTGTTGTGCTATTCCCTTCACCTGTAACCGCAATAGAGCCAGCAGTGCTTGTACCAGTGAGCGTATTTGCTTTGATTGTACTCATGCTAGGTCTCCGTGTGTAACCATCATTGCTCTACGCATATCTTCTGGTACGTTAGATGCGTTTAAATGGTATATTCTTGCGGTTGTGGATGTTGAGGAAGTGTCAGATGAATTGCCGTATCCACCACACCAACCAGTGCCGCCTGTGTTGTTTCTAATGTTGAACCCAATAGTAGTATGGTTTTTGTTTGACATTGCACTCCCCAGCGTATGCGTTATGTCGCCAGTTCCGTTATCTGTAAATGATGTTGCGTTGAAACTGTCCTTAACAGTATCGTCCAATTCTATATTGCAAAATGCCTTTGCTGCACTTTGCTTAGTCAGCGTAGCTGGGCTGCTACCATCACTTGCTACGATTGTATCTGCTTTTAACGTACTCATCTAAACCACCGTATATGTTTCGCCAGAGCCAACCGTGACTGTAACACCGCTGTTAATTGTTATAGGCCCAGCACTCATTGCGTTCTTGCCATTGGTAATCGTGTAGTTTGTTGTCACCGTCTGACCATTTTCATAAAACACTTGGTCTGAACCGC